ACGCATGCGCTCAGCACTCCTACGTTAACGTCGAGGACAGCTTTTCCATACATAAGGATAAAGCACCTACTCGACAATAGGTGGCTCTCTTCGAGCAAACAGGATTTGGGCCTGCACCCTTGCAAAACAAACGGTTTGCAAACCGAGGAACGTTCCTCAGAATGACAGTGCACAATCGTCCGGTGGCCTTGGAACCACTCGTAGGTCTTTAACGTTCAAAGGGACTTTGTTAACCCTAATGAACGATAACGGACGTTCAGTATTATATTTAGGCTCTACAGCACAGAAAAGATATTATATTTGGGCTTCACAGCTCCTTAAAAGATTTGTTGTGGACCAGAAGTATCACGATCAAACAACAACTCAACCAAAGGGAAATCATACGCATCACCTAATTGCATAGTACTCAAAGTCTTCTCCCACAAACCTTGGTAATGAAAATCCCAACCATATTGCTCATACAGCGCGCACATCAATGCGGGCTTAGAATGATCCACCTTAACACTGGTGTACTTGAGCAAATGGCCTTCAAACTTGCGAATCTCAACTGCTTTATGACCTTCAGTCAAAGCAACAACACGATCCACAACTGCACGTAATGGGGGAATAAAATCAACTTGGTTTCTCAATCCCAAGGCTATGCCACGCATCAAACTCTCTCTAGAAACGTTTGGCGGGTTGATAATATAACCGAACTTAGCAAGCACTTTACCTGGCTTGGGCCCAAATACGTAACCCATATCAACTGGATATAAACGCATTGAGCAGAACTCTAAGTCAGTTGGGGAGGCACGATACACAGCCTTACTTTCAAATCCCAACTTACCCATCCCCTCCTGCCATGGAATATCAGGTTTGCCGACATGCGCTCCTGCATTGTCGTCACCCTGCACCAGCATTTTAAGCTGGACCATGGCCTCATCAATTGTAACATTCCGATATTTACAATACAAAAACACGTGGAAAAGGAACAACAAATATAAACAATAACTGATAATAGAATCAGCCAGCAATTTCATCATCGCGATTTCACTAAGCACAG